CTGAACTTACGTTTTGAAGATAAACGTGAGGCAGAACAAACAACAGGATTGCATGCACCCGCAGCGGTATTGCAAGCACATCTCAACTCTACATATTCTGTGTTTTTCAAGGTTCCCAACGGCAAGACTGCTGGAGTGGCAGGAGTAACCTCTTCACATGCAATATGGATGTTATGTACTGATGCTAGTACAGAGTATCCACATACATTTGTAAAAGAGGCTAAACGCTGGATAGCCAGCCTATCTAATCCTTATTTACACAACTATGCAGACATGCGTAATGAGCAACACATCAAATTGCTCAAACTGCTAAAGTTTAACTTCTTAAATTACACAGTTTACAATGGTGTACCCCTTATTGAATTTTACAAACTATGTGTACAGTAACACTCGCTTTAGCTGGTATATCAGGTGTCGGGACTGCAATGGCAGATCGCTCGGCAAAGATGGCACAATACCGAGCACAAAAAGCAGCGGTAGATAGGTCAAACTATCAAGCAAAGCAGGACTATCTTAACAAGATACAAATTTCTGCTTTTAAAGATCAACAAAAACAAGATTTATTTAAAGCACAACTAGATGCTCAATCTGCGTCCGTCACAGCGATGGAACGTCAGAAGGACATCAACCAATTAGAACAATCAAGAGCTTCAACAGCTAATCAACTAAAATTACAAGAAAAAGTTGCAGAGGCTGCGTTTGAAGGACAACAAAAATTAGCAGAATCTATACGAGCACAAGGTACAATACTAGCTAGTGGTATGTCAGCTGGACAGTCTACTATGCTAACCTTAACTGACCAAGAACGTCAATTAGGTCAAGAACAGGCTGCAGTAAATGCAAGTTTATTTAATGCAAGGCAGTCGTTTGGCTTACAAGAATATAACACACTTCTTAGCCAGTACGCTGCAGATTCTCAAGCATATAACAGTGTCATAGCTGCACCTATGGCTCCTGTTGCTGAGTTTAAGACTGTCAGACCAATCAAAATGGCAGCACCCGAAAAACCAAGCATGTTAGGGTCGATTATGACAGGCTTTAGTGCAGCAGTAAAAACTGGATCAGGCATTGGTCATGCTAGTGGTAATCCAGATCTACCTTGGTGGAGTACAGAAAAAGGCTAATGGGAAAAGGATTTCGCAGACAAGGTGAGTGGCAAGTTGGATTTACTCAACGAAAAATTGCTGACATCACTAAGAAAAAATTACAAGAAGCAAAACTACTTGAAGCATCTCAAAAAGAAGAGATCAAAAAAAGAGTTGCAAATGCAAACGAACAAGCACAAGAAGAGCAACGTCAAACAAACAACATTATTAGAGTATCTAATTACGAAGCACAGTTAGCTAGTAACTTTAGTAATACTTTACGAGGTTTGCTTACAGATACCATACCTAGTTTAGCTAAAACTCAAATAGCTTATTCTAATGCTCAAGGAGCTGCAGCTAGGATGGAAGAAGAATTAGAAACTCAAAAACCTATAGATGATGAAAACGAGTTAGATCCAGATGATCCAGCTGCTGGTAATTTTGGTCTAACAGAGGGTAGAGGTTTTGATGCAGTCAAAGCTGCTGGAGATCAACAACTTAGTATTACTAAAACAGGTAATGATTTAGCTACTAAATTAGAAAATAGTAATGATCCATTTGGTAAAGAAAAAGCTAGAAAGGTAAGAGGTATATTTTCTGGAGCATATAATTATGGTTATGAGGTTAGAGATAAAGCACTTAAGGTAGAAGGGTTTAGTGCTCATTTTGATAATGAGTTAAGAACAAATAGTACTAGATTAGTAGATAATAATGGTGTAGAGTTTGCAATAAATGATGCTAACCTAACTAAAAATCAATTAGCTGTAGCTGGTAACTATATACTAGATCAATGGAAAGAAGAAAATAGAAGTAATTTAAGTGATGTAAGTGTTGATAAATTACTTATACAACCAGCTAGAAAGGTACTAAAAACTAATTTAAAAGAACGCTTTACAGCTCTTGATAATGAGTTTGCTGCTAGTCAAGTTGAAGGTACAAAGCTACTACTTACCAACTCTCTAGATAACGTCCCAGGAGCACCAGAATTATCTGACATTCTAAACAGTTACGTTAGTTTAGTCAGACCACATCTTAAGGCAACTAAGGATTCATCTATTGGTAATCAAGCTGTAACACAAATAGAAGATCTTATTAAGGATGCTTTTGCTCGTTCTAAAAACCCAGACTTATTACATAAAAGATTGAACTATGCTTTGTCTATAAAAGGTGACACACCTGCAGGATTTAAGAGTCTAGCAGACTTACACCCAAATAGATTTAGCACTACATCAATTACAATGTTAAAACAGTATGCTGTATCAGAAACTTATAAACGTAGTAAAAGTTTTCAAACAGCTAATGTACAAACAAGTGTAACTAACTATATACAAGAACAAAGAGATTTACCTAAAGAAGAAAGAGCAACAGAAAGTGATAAACTAGCTTTTGCTGGTGAGTTACTTAAGAATAACCCTCTAGCGTCAAAAGATGCTATTGATAATATAAGTAGATTATTTATAGATCCAGTAGATGCTTATGATACAGTAGGTGTTTTAAAAGGTAAGATAATAGATAACGGTGCGTTAACTGCTGAGGATATACTAGATCCAACACTAGACTCAGATGTAGTCAAAGAATTTTTAGAACAACAACCAAATGTACAGGTAGTAGATCAATTATTTCCAGAGTCTGAAAAGAAAGATGTAGAAGATCAGGCTAAATCATTTCAACAATTTTTAGCTAGTAAATCTAAGGCATACACAATAGATGTATATGGTGATGTACAAGACTCTTCTGGTACATTTGGTATAGCATATACTAGATTTATGTCTGAAATTAAAAATAATGCTTACAAAATACAAGCTGCTGCTAAAGGTGAAGGTCAAACCTTAACTTTTGGTGAGGCTTTACGTGAAGCTGATCGTCAGATGAGAGGTCTAATAAATGCAGGTATTGCAGATAAAGACAGCATTTACTTTGTAAATACTAATGGAGAAGGTATATATGGTGGTTTTCAAAATGTATTAAATGATAGAGGTTTACCAGCTTTTTACAAGCCTGTAAATGTCAAAGACATAATAGCAGAGATTAAGTCAAACGAGTTAACTGTAGAAGATCAGATAACAAATAAGGTAGAGTTGGATGATGGTGGCATGCTAACAGATCCAAACGTAGCTCGTATAGCACAGGTAATGAAAGTACCAGAGTATGACTTTTCTAAGTACCAGTCCAAAGCATTTGGTCTTGACTTTGGTTATGAAGCACCTATAAACTATGAAGCACTAAAAGATTTACTACAAAACTCGGAAGGTGCTAATACTTTATCAGATCTACAGTCTAAGGGTAATACAAGCGTCAAAGCTATAGATCGTGCATTTAATGATTTCTATGGTCTAAATCATAGAAGTCTTACTAACGCATGGAAAGGTATGAACTTTGAGTCTGTTATTAGAAATGAAATTACAGCTAAAGGTTTAGAACTTGATGCGGGTGAGTTAGCACTGGTAGATGGTAAGAAACATGTAGGTCATGCTTTAGTAGGTATTACAGATAAATTTGGTATTGCTAGATCAGATTATGGTATTGGTAATAGTTTAGTACATACAGGTGTTGATATAGGTACAACCTCTACTCCTGGATTTCATACTGCATTTAATATACAAGACGGTGTAGTTGTTGCTAATGCTAGTCATCCTAAGTATGGTGTATATATTGACATACAAAATAAAGATGGAGTTGTTTATAGATTTGCACATCTAAAAAACTACAACCCTGCACTTAAAGTAGGTGCTCCATATAATGGTGAAGTTATAGGTGAAATAGGTAACACAGGTGCAAGTACAAGTGAACATTTACATTTTGAAAAAATTGTAGATGGTAAACAAATAGATCCTACAGAGGATTTGAACAAGTTGACTATTGGAAAAAGAATTGAACCTACTATTGGTAAATATCCAATCACAAAAAGAATGTTAGCACGTCTAGCAGGTGACAAAGGAGAAGAAAATCCAATACGTAATCTAAATATTGCTAAGGCAATACATCGTTATAAAAATGATGAGTTAGTACAAAAAGATGTATGGGACTATCTTAATAAAGTATCTTGGAACGCAGCAATGCGTAAATCAAATGGAGATACATATATGGCTACTAGATACCATATAGCATACATATTAAGAGGTAATATGGATTTGTACAACCTTCCTACAATACGAGCTTTTTCTAATAAGTATATACACAAACTTAGAACACAAGGAATCTTAGATTAATGGATGAAAAACTAGAAAATTCGATGCCTATGGGTGGCGAAGGTGAAATAGTTGAAGAAGAAGAGTTAGAGCTACCTAATTTATCAGATGTAGGTAGCCCTCAACTAGAAGCTCTAAAACAGAGTCAAGAAGGTGGCGGTATTCTTAATCAACTTAGTGAAGGCATACAAAATGTTCAAGCTCAAGCTAGAGATTTTATTGACAATACATTTCAAGGAGATCAAAGATCTTTAGAAGAAATAAAAGAAGATCGTCAAATTATAGCAGATGAAGGTAGACAAAGATTAGATGAATCTCAACAGGTTCTTAATGCGTCTACCAATCCTGTAGCTGAAGGCATTAGATCTACCGTAGGCGGTACTATAGATGCTGCAGAAAGTGTAGGTAGTTTTTTAAAACTATCAAAAGATACTATGGATACAGGTCTTAACACAGTATTAGGTAAGGCTGTAGATCCAGAAACAAATCCTTTTAGTGAAGAATATCAAGGTGGTAGTTACTTTGAAGTACCAGATATTTATGAACCAGAAAACACTACAAATATAGGTAAACTTGCTAGAGGTCTAGTAGAGTTTGGTTTACTAACTAGATGGACAGGTGGTGTTGGAGGTCTTGGTGTAGCTAAGACAGGTCTTACAAAAGCCCCGCTAGTCAGATCAGCTGGAGCTTTTATAGCAGGTAACAAACCACTACAGTTTTTAGCAGCTGGTACTAAAATATCTGCTGAGGGTGCGTTTGCAGAACTTATATCAGAATCATCAGAATATGCTAATATTGCTAACTTAGCCCAAGAATATACACCTTGGTTGCTACCTGGAATTATGCAAAGATTAGCTATAGATGAGGATGATACTGCATGGGAAGCTAGACTCAAGACTGTAACAGCAGGAGCTGGACTTAATCATATAGGTTATTTCTTTAGTGCTTTTATTCGTGGTGGTTATAAAGTTGCACGTACAACAGCTAGAGAAGCAATTAAAAAAGGTAAGTCTGTAAAGGAAGCAATAAAACTTGGAAATGATGCTGGTACAAAAGAATTTAAACGTGCCATGCTTCAAGAGGTTTTAAATGCTGAAAGAGGTGCAAATAAATTAGCAGAGGTCAAACTCAACCAAGGTGTTGGTATTGACCCCGCAGACCCGTTTGATAAGTATATACGTAGACATTTAGATGAAGAAGATCTTAAGGCTTATGATAATGCTTTAAATGATGTAGAAACATCTAACCTAGATCAAAGAATTGAAGCTCAAGGTACAATACAAGAGTTACAACAGAGAGCACAATCTAACGGATCAGCTAAGGGTGATGTATGGAATGATGACAGATACTCTAGTACCAACTTAGATTCTGAAAATGCTGGTAGACAACCAGACCCTACTGTTAACCCAGACCAGTTTGATGACTATGAGAAAGTAAGTTATGTCAAAGAAGTCAATGCAGTAGAAAATGTTGTAGATCAAGCAAAGAAATCTCCAGATATACAATCAACATTATTTGATGAAGCTGACATTTTAAAAGAAGTTAGTGGCCCTATACATAATGCTGAAAAAATTACCAAAGATGTTATTGAACGAGTTTCGGGTGGTGACAAAAATTTGGAAGAAATTTTTACAGAAGTTATAGATGACATTACCACACAGATGTCAAAAAAATATAGTCCAGCAGATTATGAAGATTTAGCAATACAAGCTGTAAAAAGAGCTGAACCTATATTACAAAGAATAGGTGATTTTACAAAGGGTGATCGTACAAGTTTGCTAAATACTTACAAAAAAAGTATTAGTAAAGGAACTAAATTAGGTACAAAAGAGTACAGACGTTACTCTTATGGTTTAGATAAGAATGGTAAAGCTAGATATATTGATACCATAGGCCCTATACAAAAAGACGCTAACATGATTATTCTTAAATCGTTAGCACAAACCATGTCTAACTTAGCTACAGGTTCATTAGAAATTAAAAACAGTCTAACAGTAATGAAAAACTTTGAAAAGTTAGCTGATCTTATGAAGTTAGTTACAGTTAAGACTAAAGAGTATACATATGCTTGGGGTATTGATGGTCAACTACAACAAGGTAACGTCAAGTTACTTGATAAATTACAAGCTCGTAAACGTGGCTCTGCTATAGCTGAGGCTGCAGCGGATGCTGACAAGTTACATGAAAACTTGATTGGTCTAGTAAGACAAGGTTACAAAACAGGTGATATGCAGCCTGTTGAAGATCTTATAACTATATTTCACTTGTCAGATGGTGACGTATTAGCTATAGAAGATATAGCAACCTACCTAAAATCAAGAGTTTTTGGTGGTAGTTTTATGGGTTACACTGGTAAAAAAGGTCAAAGATTTAAAACTGTACCATCTAAATTGATACAAGAGTTATATGGTATATCATTTAATGGTTTGTTAGGTAGAATTAAAACACCTATAAAAGCAGTTGCTAACACTGGATTTTTAGCTGTATATCCACAAGTTATGAAAGCGGTGGCGTTTATTAGTCCAGTAAGCCCATCTAAATTTATGAAAAAACCAGGCTTCCAAAACCCAGAACAGCTTAAAAGACAAACAGCGTCAGCTTTATTTCAATTAGATGCAGCTACAAAAAATCTTAGTGATACTCTAAGCGTATTTATTAGAAACTATAAGCTAGGACTAAAGGGTAAAGATATGGATTATGTTGGTAAGTACGCAATACAAAGGCGTAGTGCTAACTGGAAAGGTTTGAAATATTTTAAAGATAAGTATGCTAACGATAAAATGACCCAAATAGGTTATAGCGTTGCTAATCTTTTTCATGATTTTAATACACATCCTATCTCACGTCACTCAACTATTGCTATGGGTGCAGGTGATGCTGCAGCAAGATATAATATTGGTATGCAGAGACTAGCTGAAGAAGCATTTAATGAAGCTATGGATATGGGTGTAGATATAGCAGATTTTAAAAAGTTTCAGCCAAAATTTGAAGAGTTATTTGAAAAGAAAATATTTAGAATAAAAGATGTAGAACTAGATAACGGCACTACTATGAAAGTTAAGGTTGTTACAGACAGACTTGCTCAATTAGGTGGTGACAAAGCTACACTTACAAGTAACTTAGACGGTGTTGCTAAACAGTTTACTAACTTATTAGCTGCACTTCCAGGATCTTCACTGTTTTTTAAGTTTGTGACACCTGCAGTTAACGGTCTTAAGATTACATTTGACCACACACCCTTTGCACTTGCCTTAAATAAAAAGTATCATGCTATGTTACGTGGTGATATGGTAGAGCTTGAAAAGCTAGGTATAACTGAAAGGACACTGCCTGGGCAGATAGCAGAGATTGAAGGTAAAGTACAATTTGGTATGGGTCTAACAGCCTTATTTACCCTTCTAGCTATGCAAGGTAAGATAACAGGTGATCTACCTAGAGAGCCTGGAGAAAGAGAAATGTGGCAACAAGCGGGTATAAAACCAACATCATTCTCATTTGGTGTACCATTTACAGATCAACGTGCTTATATCGACTATAGAGGTGCTGAAATATGGTCAAACATTGCTAGAACTGTAGCTAATTTAGTTGGAGATGCAGATGTTTTAGGAGAATCTTTGGTTAGTGAAAATCTAACAAGAATATCTTTTGTTGCTGGTAGTTTGCTAGTGGACAATGGCCCTTTATCTGGATTAACTGATTTCGCCAACGTATTTTCTGCAGAAAAACCAGAAAGCCTTATTACAGGAAGTCTTGCCAACGTAGGTGGTAGTTTTATGCCATATAGTGGTAGTTTTGGTGATTTTGCTGAACTTGTAGATGGTAGTATGAAAGAATTAGTATCAATTAACGAAAAAGCAGCATATAGAGCGTCTGTAATTAGACCATTTTTACCACAAAGATATGACATATATAATGAAGAACGTCAACCTAAAAAATTAAGAAACAGACCAGATAATGTTTTACTAAGATTATTTAGTATGGTTTCTCCTATAGGTATAGATTTTGAAAAGAAAGATCCTGTTACTGATGCTTTAGTAGATATTAGATACAACGTTAACGCAAACCTTACACAGATAGATGGTGTAGAACTCACTGGCCCAGAGCAATCTGAGGTACAAAGAATACTTGCTACTGATAAACGGTTTAGATCAGAGCTAGAACGTGTTATAAATAGTAAACAGTTTAAAAGTAGTCTAGAAGCATACAGATCACAAAACAGAAAAGTCGATAAAGGTATGTTTTCTAAAGATGGAGTACTTGGTCTTGTGGGTGACGAAGCGGGTGGCTATAACTATAAGAATGAAGTGTTCTATGAGTTAGTTGATGCCGTACATACAGACGCTAAGAAGAGAGCAATAGAAATAATGAAAGGCAACTATGCCGATAGTGGTGATCCTAAGACATTAACCAATAGGATTAATGAAAGAAAGACAAAGACACAACTACAACAAAACCAAGATTTCACCGTCAAGGATATTAACAAGGTCATAGACGATCTTAGAAAACCTGGATATTAACCGATTCTTTAACATTGATTATCAATGGCAGTTACAACTAAAAAACTTTTCCCTGCCACGTCTAATGCAACTACAACTGTATTTAGTCCTGTCGGGATACAACTGAATAACCAAGATGATCTAGATGTTTATGTCAC